ATGGATATTGTAAACGCATCTACTCATACGGCAAGAACATCAACACGGCTAAATAAAGGTATTACAGAGGCCCAAGATGTTACAACGGCTTGGGGAGTAAGTCAAAACATTGATAGAAATAAACATTTATTTTATGAATATGATGATACGTTTAAATATGCAGTGGCAAGGTCTTGGGATTCTAGTGGAGTACCGGCAACTGATAATTTTTTAGACGATATTTGGCAACATAAAACGACTGCATTATTTGAGTCATTAGATGTAAGTGAAGCAAATAAATCTACTTGGAGATATACTCGAGGCGGTTATGATTGGAGTTATTACGAAGTAAATAAATATGAATTTACAACGGCTTGGGCATCAGGTACAAATTATCAATTTGATGGGCCAGCAAGTCAATATACATCTTATTTCTATCCTTATGGAGCAACTAATGGCGTGCATATTGAATATGATTTTGAAGTAATAAGTCCAGCTTTATTTTCTGAAATTGCGGGAATCAATTGGAACAAATGTATTAATTCGGCCAAGGCAGTTGCTGAACAAGTTTATAGCGGTTTTCAATATCCAAAATTTTCTATTTATGGTTTAGGGATTTATCAATCTATTAATCAAGGGGCAAGCGGTTATGGATGGAAAGATATGAAACCAGGGAATACAATTACGGGAACGCAATTATATTCAGATTATCACGATTATTTTGTAAATGGTACAATTTCTTATACGAGTTTAGGGACTTATAAAGCGTGGTTTAAAGGAGCAATTGAAAATTTTGGCTATTTCTATGTTTCAAACTATCAATTGGATATGGATGCCAAATTCCAAATATATTCAATCGTTCATAATACCGATATTACAAGAAAGATATTATTTCAAATTTTAGGTGCTGGTCATAACAAAAAGGTTTGCGGATATTTTTGGTATAAACAAGATATTGTCTCGGAAACTTCGGATTATTCATATCAACGTAAAGCAGTAACATCGGGAGGTGGACAATACAATACGGATCGCAACCGATTAGAAGCATCGCCATCAATGATGTACAATATGGCGGTATGGTCAATGACTTATGCAGATGGTTTATACTTTTGGTATCAAGCAAAATTAGGCGAAGAAACGGGAGCAGCAAGAACGGATGGAGAAGCAAATTCATTGAGTGATGGGGCCATTGAAACTAAATGGGGCGAAACTTGGTGTGTCGGTAAATCTTCATATGATTGGGCCTATATTGGTTATTTGCACGCAAGTCAAAACAAAGATATTATCGGGGCCAATACTGATTGGAAAACACCCAATTATAAAATAGATTCTACCAATTGGACATCGGGAACACAAGAATATCCGGTTAGTTTATTTAATCAATCAAGGCCCATTTCAAAATATAAATTAAGTGCAGATGGCACAGAGGCATTAGTTATTATTTACAATGGATTTAATAATGGCTATACAAAAGTAACTCATACTTTACGATTGCCAGATAAGGCTAATTACCAGTTTACAGTTGATACATATGGAAGTTTTACTACGATTTTACGTTTAAGCGGTTTATAAGATGATAAAGCAAGTAATTAATTTATTAATGACGATTGACCATTTTAATCAATCTGAATTAATTGAAATAGCAAAAGGAAGGAATGAGATTCCGACCACATTAAAGAAGGGGATTAAACAAATAAAAAGAATATCCAAATGGCGAAAGATGTCGAAGTAAATTTAAACGTAAAAAATAACGTTGAGGGATCAATTGCTGAATTAAAGAAACTAAAGAAGCAATTAAAAGACACAGAAGTCGGCACGGAAGCGTTTAAAAATCTATTTAATCAAATTGATGATTTAGAGGACAAAATTAAGTCCGCTAAAAACGTTTCATCTGATTGGGTTGATTCTTTGGCAAGTGCTGGTGGTCCGATTGGAGAATTAGGAACGACCATAAATAATGTAAAAGTAGCGACGCAATCTTTTGGAAGTGCATTAAAAGCCACTGGAATCGGTTTACTTGTTAGTTTGGTTGGTGGATTAGTGGCAGCATTTAATGATTCTGAAAAAGCGACTAAAAAATTACAGCCATTATTTCTTGGATTAGAAAAAATATTCAATGGGGTATTTTCTGCAATTGAACCATTGTTTAATACTTTGGTCGATTTCGCGATTAGTGCTTTGCCTTTGGTTTCTAAAGCAATGCAAACTGTGTACGGATCAGTCACGGCAGTTATTCAATCATTAGGAAGTTTAGGTGGTGCAGTTGTTAAATTAATTAAAGGCGATTTTTCGGGTGCCTGGAAGGATGCTAAATCTTCGGTAAATGATTTTGGTAAAAATTACGATGAATCAATTAAACGTTTTCAAGACGGTTCAAAAGAATTGACCAAAACCGAAAAAGAGGAATTAGACAAACGGAAAAAACAAAGAGAGGAAGCAGAAAAAGAAAGGCAAGCAGAATTAAAAAAACGTGCTGACATTGAAAACGAAAATCTTCAAATCGAAGGAGATCGACAAATGAAAGCCTATGAAAAATTCATTGAAGATGATCAGCAGAGAATGGCTGAACAAGGTCAAATGTTAATGGATGAATACGATGCAAGACAAAGGGCCATTGCAACTTATGAAGCAAATATAACGGCAGACGCTAAAGAGCAAGCAGAGGAACGTAAAAAAGTAGCATTATCGGAAGCCGAAGCAAAAGCAAGAATCCAAGAAGCGTACACGGATAATATAATGCGATTAGGTCAAGGAATTAGACAACTTGCGGGAGAAAATAAAGAATTGGCAATCGCTGGAATTATCTTAGAACAATCGGCGGCAGTAGCAAAAATTATAATGTCGGCCCAAACTAATTTTGTAAAGAACGGAGGAGTTGCAAGTCCATTGGCTTATATCGGTTTGCTTGGAGATGTGGCAGCGGCTGGAGCGGCTATTGCTGCTGGAGTTAAAGGTATTCAGGATATTAATTCGGGAACGGCTACGGGAAATCAAATGAGTTTTGGAAATCAACAAATGACTGCAAGCTATTCCAAGGCACCAACATTTAACGTAGTAGGTGTAAGTCCAGTCAATCAAATTGCACAATCTTTAGGTGGGGAAATGCCACCAGTACGGGCCTATGTCGTGGCTAATGATGTAACAAGTCAACAAGCATTAGACCGAAATCGGGTAAGTGCAGTAACATTAGGATAATCGAAAATATAACAAAGCAAAATTTAAAGGTTTATTGAGTATGAAAATAATCGAGTTGATTATCGAAAACGATATGGATGGAATTGAGGCAATCTCGTTGGTTGAAAAACCTGCGATTGAATCCAATTTTATCACATTGGCTAAGGAGTACGAAATGAATTTGGCGGAAGTTGATGGCGAGAAGCACATATTAATGGGCCCAGCATTGATTCCAAATAAAATGATTTTTAGAAAAGAAGGCGATTTGAAATATCAGGTCTATTTTTCAGAAGCTACGGTAGAGCAAGCAAGCCAAATGTATTTAAAAGCGGGAAATCAATCAAACGCAACATTACACCACAAAACAAAAGTGGATGGTATGTCTTTGGTTGAATCTTGGATCATCACGAATCCCGAAATGGATAAGTCAAAAGCCTATGGGTTTGATTTGCCTAAAGGAACGTGGATGGTATCAATGAAAGCCGATAACGAGGAAATGTGGCAGAAAGCAAAAAGCGGAGAGGTAAAAGGTTTTTCAATAGAAGGATATTTTGCTGACAAATTGAGTTTACAAGTTTTGCCTGATATTGATGATAATGAATTAGTAGAACACATTTTAAATATTTTAGAAGATGGCGAAAAATAGTTACACAAGTCCAAAAAGCGGTAAACGTGGATGCTTATGCAAAGATGAAACGTATTCACCTGATTGTTGCGATGGCGAGATAATCTCGCAAGGTGTTGGGGCCTTAGTTGATCAAGTTGTTTCAAATGTAAACAACACGAATGTACCGAGAACATTAGTAACAACAAGTAATTAAAATAAATATGCAAACAGAAAAATTAGTATTTGAAAAATTGTTTACACCTGATAAGGTCGAATTGGAATCGCAAAAATTAGAATTGGCTTTGGCAGATGATTTAAAAATTGCTTATAACAAAGCAAATGATGATCAAACTAAAATTTTATCAAATTTAATTGATGCTTTAGATAAAGTTCAAGCATTATTAAGAGATAATGCTACACAATGGAATAAGGCCTCTTTATTAGGTAAACAAATGGTTGATAAATCTAAAGAAATTGGAATAGAAGTACCTGCAACATTATTAAATCAAATTAAAATTTCTGATACAGGTGCTAAAGAATCTCAAACCTATTTTACAAAAATTGGTCAATTAATATCTTCAATTGGTAAGTAATTAAATAATTAATCATATGGAATACAAAAGCAAAAAAAATTTGATTAAGGCCGCATTAGGTTTCCAAGTTAATCTTGCACAAATGAAGTTAGAGGATGGTATTACCATCGTTGAAGCGGAAGCATTTGAGCCTGATTACTCAATCGGAATCGTTACGGCTGACGGTATTGTACCGTTACCAGTAGGCGAATACACTTTGGAAGATGGTAAAATCTTAGTCGTGGTAGTTGAAGGAATCATTGCAGAGGTTAAAGATGCAATGCCTGAAGAGGCACCTATGCCAGAGGCACCAGTAGAAATTAATGTCGAAGCAGATTCACAAGCACCACAACCAAAAAGAGTGGTTGAATCGGTTAGCAAAGAAACATTTTTTGCAGAAATCGAGAAGTTACGCACG